TTACATTATTGAGGAAGTGCTTAAACCCCGCAATGACTTGATTGCCAAGCGTTCTTACAAACGTGGCAAGGCTTTTCTTATTTACCATATCTTATTCTTGACACTCTCCCTCGATGGTGAAATCGGGGTAGAAAATTGGTGAACCATTATAAGTATCTTCCTCAACAAATTTATCATTGTCAGAGGATTGAGCAATGGTCAAAATCGTTGGCTTGCTCTTAATAAAGTTCACAACTCTTTTGTCAACATAAGAAATCTTACTATCGACAGCAGAGATGATTGAGTCAAGGGATATTTGATCGGATTTCTGCTCTTCGTTTTTTGTTTTAGAAGTAGCGCTACGCAAGAAAGTAACAGCAGAACGCACAGAATAAAGCGACAAAGACAACTGTACCAATTTAAACAACTTTGCTTCGTCAGTTGTTAGTGTTTGGTTTGTGACTTTGGTGTACAAGTGTTCGTACAAAGCACTACCAAGCAAGTCTTGAATGGAAGTAACTTGCTCTAGTGAGATAATTGGGTAGAGCGTACCCTTGTCGAGCCTCTGGGGGAGAGGATACGTCTTGTAAACGTACTCGTCATTGATGAAGATAGTATCAACCATTGGTTATATCTTGAGTGTTAGCTCCTTTTAGAGACTCTAAATTTACTAATTCCTCTTCAATTTGGATATTAATCTTGTCGTATCCAGCAACAGAAAGGATTCTATTGTAAGCAGCCAGTACCAACTCACGATTAGGTAATGTCTCGGTAGCCCGGAAGATTTGATATGCACCTACCAATTCGTTTCCAGTGCCACCCAATCTACCCGCCACCATCACACCAAACAACGTCGGAGACGTGATATTGTGAGCTGTAAGGATCTTTGCATCGTTCAAACGTGACAACACATCAACAGTCTTGTCAAGATTGCTTACATCAAGCGGAGTGAACTGAGGAGCCTCGTCTTTGTTTTTAACCCAAGATGCAATTACTGTTTCTCCTTCAGCGCCAGTAAATGAAGCCTTGAACTTGTTGAACTCCTCACGCTTCTGCTCGTTGGTCATATTGCGACCAATGAAGGTGGCTAGTACCTTTGGGCTGAAACCATTCTTGGCGGAGTGTTGGATGTGTTTACCAAACTCAAAGTCCGCAGCAATAAAGTGATACGCAGAGATGTAGTTTGGAACTCCATAGAACTCGTTACCAGAGTATGGGTTCTTAACGTAGAGAATTTCCTCTCTGTTTTTAGAGAACTTATCAAAGGCAGGAATCAAACGTGGCTCATTGTCTTGCATTGACAAAGCGTTTGGCCCAAACTTTCTGCGGATAATATAGTGAGTAACCTTTCCGTCCTTTGGCTTAGCAGCACGAACACCCTTAATGTCCAAAGAGCGAAGCTCAATAGGCTTGTTGTGTTCTGCATTCCACTTGACGTAGATTGCAATTGCACCTTTATGCTCATTTTCAAAGGCAGAGTGAACAATCTGATCGTAGAATCCTTGTGATTTTCCAGCACAATTGGCTAAAAATGCCTTAATTTCTGCTTGTTTTGCTGGAGTTTTTACGTTTTCAAAGTCGTAAGTGATTCCCTTCCCGGAAACCATCTTTGCTTTCTTGGTGATGATGCCTGAGTGTACAGGGGATTGACGCAACATCCGATCAAGGATAGTCGGGAAGTCGTCATTAATACCGAACTTAATGTACTCACCTACCTCGGTTTGCCCAAGGCTGTAGCGACCATTAAGATTTTCTACAGATTTCTCTAGTGGGTTGGTGGAAATTCTGTCGGCAGTAGCAGGACCGCTGATGGATGTAGAAGCAGAGAAGCTCTCTTTAACGTACTCTACAGCCTGTTGAATTAGTGATGCCATATACTAATAATTTACAAATCATTAACTGATACTACACTCTTATACGCTCCATTTCCTGTTTCGTCATACTCATATCCAATTACGTTGATAAGGTACGAACCACGGAAGATATTATTGTTGTATAATTCTAGTGTGTATTCACCGCCAATGACTTGTGTTGTGATTAAGTTCAATGTCAAAACAAAAAAGTCTCTACAACCAACAAGGTTATACAGGTCTTGAAGATTGTTGAAATTATAAATTTTATTTCCAACAGTGGACTTTAATACTAAATCAAAGTCGTTAATAGTAATATCTATCGTTCTAATAAACGAAAGATAATTAACAAGACCTGCTTTTGCTGTTTTCATTTATTGCAAAATAAAAAGGGAGGGGATAACCCCTCCCCTTGTTTTTAACTGGGACTATTATTAAATGCTGTTTGTCCAGTCGATGTTAGCAGCGGGTTGGTAAGCCAAGTAGTTCTCAGAACCAGTCAGCGTCAACTGAAAGCGGTTCTTGTCACCACGAGCAGCACCAGAAGCACCATCAACAGAAGAAGCATACAAACCGAAGTCCCAACCTACCATGTGGCGGGTTCCAGCAGCAGTCTCAACAAAAGCTACCAATTCAGCACCGGGAGTAGCGATTTTCTCCAAGGCAGTACGAGTAACAGTGTCCATCGTGGAAAATTCTACCTGGATGGTAGGAACAACCTCGAAAGAACCATTGGCGTTGATAGTTTTAACGTCAGTAAAGTTGGAGAATCCGTCCTTCGTGTTGAAGTCCAAAGCTACACCACCGATAAGTTGCGTTGCGCAGGTATAAGTACCAGCAACAGCGTTTACAACCACTTCCGTGTCAACGGCAGAGCGATTATAGATATACAAAGTCTTCAGACCTCCAGTTGCAATAGAGCAGGGGTCGAAAGTGATTCCAGAAAGAGTTACCTCACAGGCCATTTTATATAGGTTTTAAAAAGGGGAGGTGTTACCCTCCCCAGTTATTATTTATGCGTGGTTCTTGGCGAAAACAATCTCAGTACCCTTGAGGTAAGAGAAGCCCAACTTGAACTGACCCCAGATTTTGTCGCTAGACAATTCGCTTTCGTACTTCATATCGATTGCACGAACGTCGTTGTACTCGTCAGTCAACATAACGATGTTGTCAGGAGCAGAGATAAAGAACTCACCAGCAGCCAAAGAAGGGAAGTGGATAACTTCCATTCCGTAGTAAGTTGGGATTTCTCCGTCAATTCTACCACCAGGAGCCGTAGTGTACAAAGCAGCGATAGCGATTTGGTAAGACTGCATAGCGTTGGTAGACAAGAAGAAAGCGGGCTTGTAAGCACGATCAGCGTCTCCGTATACAGCAGCCAACATGGTAGCACTCATCAACTTGTAAGAACCCTCCATAAAGCCAAGGATGTTAGCAGAAGTGATGGCAGCATTGGTATCGAAGTCAATTACAGTACCGTCACCAGACATTTCGGTAGTCAACTTGGTAGCAGCAACTTCCAAAGCCTTTTGAGCAGACAACTTAGCGAAGTAATCGAAAACCCAATCTTTAAATTGAGCGTCCATAGTTTCTTCGTTGTGCTGACCTTGCTTCAACAATACAGAACGGTAGGAAGACTCCAATGCGTTCTTGCAGTTCAAGAAAGCCCACTTGTAAGTGTCAACGGTCATTTCCTTCTCGTTGATTGCGGCAGTCGACTGGGGGTCGAATACACACAAGTCAGAACCGAAGGTCAGAGCTGCGCTGAAGATAGGCACATTGGCCTTAGATTTAACATTGTCAACGAGACGGAAGCGCTCCAATACTTTGGCGCTTTTTACCATCGCATCGATGAACAGGTCTGGGGTACGATTACCCCAAGGTAGATTAGCAATAGTTACAGGCATCTTATGAAAGATTTAGTTTGTTCTTGTTTTACTTTAATTTACAAATTAGTACCGAGGCTTACCTAGGAAGTTGTTGATGAAGTTGATTTTTTCGGGCGTGATAGCCTTAAATTCAATCGTCTTAGCCTCAACTACTTCTTCAGCTGTTTGCGATTCTTGTTCTTCGGAGAGCTTCAATTCAGCCTCTTCAACCAAAGTCTCCTGTTCTTCTAATTTTACTTCCTCCTCAATCACCTCTTCGGCAGTAGGCTCTTCTACTACCTCTTCGGTTGTCTCTTCGGACAACTCTACGCTTTCTTCAGCCGTCTCTTCAACCGTCTCTTCAGACAATTCTTGAGTGGCTGACTCTTCTGCAATCTCTTTCTCCTCCAACGCACTCATCAAAAATTCAATGGTAGTCTTCAGTCCAGAGATTTCCCCTTCGAGTTTGGCGAAACGCTCACCCATCTCGACAGCGAACTTTAGATTCTCAGTCATCTCTTCTTTTGTTTTAATCAAATTACTATCTATTTCAATTGAAAAACCAGTCAACTGGTTCTGCTTAACATCCTCCCACACCAAGTCAGAAACGACTTGTAGTTTAACGAAGGCTGTACCAATAGGCTCGTCAAAGCCGTACTTCTTGCTCTTGTCATTGTCATCCTCTTTAATCCAATACTCAAGGATATAAACAGAGTCTTGACCAAGGCCAATAGAATGCTCAAGATTAAAAGCACGGAATCCGTCTCTGGACCACTTAGCCATAATCTTCTCAATGCTTTCTGCGGTGAACTTAATGTAGTATTCACCCATACGCTCGCTCTTTCGGTAGATCAGTTGCTCTGGAACCATGATAGGCCCAACCAACTGCTTCTTGTCCATGTCTGCGAACTTAAATGTAGTAGGCTTCTCCTGCTGCTCAGAAAGTGCAACAAAAGAACGCTGAATCGCTGGACGGGAAACAAGTGAAATCGCAGTCATTCCGGACTCCCATCCTTCCATATCAATATCAACTTCGTATACTGGAATCATAGTCCCGATTTTTTAAGAAAGTCTGCCTCGTCAAAAGAGACTCCATCATCTTTTAATTGTTGGATTTGCTGTTGGGCAATTTCCATTCTGTTCTCAAGGTCTCTAACCTGTGCAATGATTTCGGCAATTCCGTCTACCATTTCTTGATCGTTGTCTTCTGGATACTGCTCTTCTAAGTTTCCATTACGGATTGACTCAGCTTTGCGGATAGCCCAGTTAACACCAGAAGTTCCACCCCATCCCAACCAAGCAATATAGCCACGGTCTTTCCAAGGTGTAGACTTATACTCTGGAGCCACCTCTGCGTTCTCTCTGTGACGATTGAAAGCAGCCATCCGAGCAATAGTTGAGTATGACAAAGACTCTCTGTTAGATAGCTGATTTGCTCTAGCCCAACCAACAGCAGTCATTCCCTTAACCTCGTCTCCGTATTTCTTCTTCCACTCCAATGCTTTTTTAGCGTTTGCCGTAGCAGAAGCAGGGTAGTCGTTATAGGTTTTAGCCATACTTTAATTTACAAAAACTTGATTTCCAGCTTTGCGTACAAGTAGTTATCGTAAATCTTCCCATCTGATATATTTGCAATAACAAACTTCTCATTGGTGTCACCAAACTTAAACTCTTTGTATGCATAGTACATATCCTCAATGAACTGCACAGGCAGCGCTGCATAGAAACTCATCCCTGTTCCGGAAGATGCTTTGAACTTTTCAGAGGAGATGTATTTCGTATAGGCATCAAAGACGTTGCCATATCGATCCCCGAATCGCAAGTCCTGACCAAGTGTTGGGTGTGTTAGGATTGGATAACCGCCAAGGAAGTAAGTACCCAGTTCGTTGTAAACAATTTGCTCAATCTTCTGACCGTAGCGATTAAAGTATCTGAACGTTGGGTATCTAATTACAGTCTGTGCTGTGTGTGTACGAAGATAGAACAAACGCAAACCTACTTTGTCAAACTCAGGGATTGTGTTCTTGATGTATCCGGTCTCTTGAACTGCCAGTAAGTTGTTAGCCAACTCCTCTGGGTCCATATAGATTGGCTCACCACAAATGGTCTTTGCAATCGGATCAATTAAGGAGGTAATTAAGTTTACTTCTAACTCTTCCTTTCCGATTAAGTCAAAGTTTTGTGATGTAGATCCTACCGGGTTTCCAGTCTCTTTATGGATGTCGTAGTACCCACCTTCTTCGTTGTTCTTTAGAGTAATTCTCTTGTAACGTAGTGGTGGTGCTGTAATCTGAAACTCAAGCAGGTTATCAACGTACTGATCAATCACCAAAGGAGAAGTCCTCAAGTCTTCAGTTCTGTCAACTACAAATGTGTTTAAGTCGTAGTCGTAGAACAAAGAAAGGTTAAACCTTTTGAGCAAATCTGTGAATATGTCGTAGGGTTTAATGGACTGAGAGTTTGTAAACGAATCTTTGATTTTAAAGGTGTCTGACGGGCAAGTGGCTGATAGGTATCCTTTGCTATTAATCTTTATTTTAAGAGCGCCGTAGCTATATCCGTAGACACGTTGCTTACCTATTTTCTCGTTTGTAAGTGCAACTGCTGTTGGTGTGTTTGCAACGTAGCGTACTCCCGATGGTGTTGACTCAATAGTAAATTGGCTATATCGATTGCAAGTCAAGTTACCTTCTGACATTTCAAGTAAGATACCAACAGAGTAACGTGTGCCACCACGGAAAGGATAAATCTCGTTAGTGTCTAAGTAGGCAGTGAAGTTAGCAAAGTTAAGCGTATTGTTTGCTGTAACATTTCCCGGTAAAAGTATCTCAGAATTTAGATATAAAGTACCACTTGGTACAGTGTTGGTACGCTCCATGAATGGCTTGTCCGTTGAAGCAGTAGTTCCGATAGTTGGTGTCAACTTCAGAATGTTTCCGCTAACGTCACGCATCGGAATCTTATGCGTAGGAGAATCACCCACAAAGAACGA